CGATGCCGTAGTGCGAATCAGTTCTCGGGTTCTGTTGGCCCGGCCGCGACACAAAACGTGTGATTGACGGCCGCTGCGTTCCACCCTACGTCAATCCGCATAAGTGCGTGAAAAGGGAATGGTGACCGCCATGCGATCAAGATGACATCGGCTATTGCGACGTTCGGACAGTCGATCGCCAAAGCCAGGAAAGCGAAGGCGCTAAGCCAGAAGGATCTGGCTGGCCGTATCCTGAAGGAAGAAGATGGCAAGGCCATCTCACCCCAATATCTCAATGACATCGAGCACGACCGGCGAAGCCCGACTTCGGATCATCTGATTCGGCAGTTTGCCGTTGTCCTCGACATAGACGAAAATACGCTGTTCGTTCTTGCCGGTAAGATCCCGGATGACGTGCGCCGCGACCTCACCGATCCCGCAAAGGCTGGCGCGGCCTTCATGAATTTCCGAAAGACGGTAGCAAAGAGGTAATCCGGGCATGGTCAAGATGGTTCGTGATCTGATGGGCCGCTTTGCGCAACGTCCCTACTACCTCGCCGAAGAGCTGGACCACGAATGCGAGCAGATTGTTACAGCCTTCTTGACCGCCCGGCACGGCAATGTTCGCTTTCCGATCACCACCGATGAGTTGTCTGTGCTGATTGAGCTGGAAGGGGCGGATCTCGATTCGTGTATCGACCTTTCCCGCTACGGCCATGACGTCGAGGGTGTGACAGCCTTTTATGCTGATCGGGAGCCGGATGTGATGATCTCCGACCGGCTGGCAAATGATCCCCGCCGCGAGAACCGGCTTCGCACCACGCTTGCCCATGAGTTCGGCCATGTCCGCTTTCACCGGCATCTGTGGGCAGAGAAGCTGTCCACCGGCGATCTGTTCGCAGTCGAGGAAGAAAATGACAACAAGGCGATCTGCAAGCGCGACACCATCCTGAATGCGCGCCAGAACGACTGGATGGAATGGCAGGCAGGTTATGTCAGCGGCGCCATCCTGATGCCTTTTTCAGCTGTCCGAAAGCTGGTTGACGAATATTGCATGCCGCAGGGCATCCATGGCGCAGTCGAGCTCAAGTCGGATCACGGCCAGATCCTCGTTCATTCGGTCAAGGATGAGTTCCAGGTATCGGAAGAAGCCGCGCGGGTTCGCCTTCAGGCCTTGAATCTGCTGGTGGGCATTTCGCAGCAATCCACACTGTCGCTCTGAGTTTTCCCCGTTAATCCGCTGAATGGCGTATTTTTGCGATTGACTCCGATGGTCTACACACTACGCTCTTTAGCAGATTGGCGTGCGATGCGCCAAACGCTGAAAAGGAGCAGATATGCCTTCGATTGCTGCATTCATCCGCAAAACCCCTGTCTCGTCCCTGCGCACCTATTTCGAGCACACCGGAGTCGATCTGCCGATCGCCGTCAACTGGAACGCGCCGGACGCCGATGTCGTGCGACCCCTTCTTCAAGCTGTCGACGAAATGTCGGACGAAGCCCGTTCCCGCGTGAGAATCGATGCTGAGCGTGTCAACGCAATGGCCGATGAGGCTGGGCAGGTTGCCCTCTATGGCGTGATCGACGATCGCGCCGTACTTGATGATCTCGGCAACGGCCACGCACGCGCCTTGTGGATTTTTCTGAAAAAGCCGACGGAATTTCGTCGGGCAGAAGAGGCGCGTTACACCGATGAGAAGCGCCGCGGACGATATTGGGATGGCTTCGTCAGCATGCCAGGACGTGACCTACGCCAGGATGCGGCATCGCTCGAGGCTTTCACGGCGGCACTTCGGATACGCTTTGCATCGAACAATGTGCATGTCGATATTTTTGAACGGACGCGTTCGATCTCTGATGGCACCGATTTCGAGATCATTCAGATCGCGATCTACCGCGAGGGCCTGCCTGACGATCAGTTCGCCTTCAACAATGCCGGCGTGCTGGTGCGTCGCCCGTATCGCCCGGTCTTTGAGGCGGCACTGACCTATGAACCCGCCACCGGTGTGATCGAGGTTGTTGCGAACGACCGGGAAAGTCGCGCTGAACTGGCCCATTTCCTTACCCGCGACCTGATCGGCATTGAGTTTCATGGCGAGAAAGTCCCGCTTCGCCAGTACGATCTCGACGTCTTGCTCACACCCCACGAATTCGCAACCGATCCTGAAGACGGGATCGAGTCCGTGGATGTGAAGCTGCTCCGCCTGGTTCCGTTGGAGAACAATGGGGAGCGCTTGACGCTGGAATGCCTGCGTAACGCTGATCGCACCATCTGGAGCATGGCGACCGAACGGTTCGGTCCTCATGACCCTCTTGTTGGCGGATGGCGGGCGACGCAGGCGAAGCTCACCATCAAACTACGCCCCAAGGGCGATGCAAGGCGTGGAAAGACAATCCCCCTGACGATTACAATGTCGGGCTGCAATCTGAGAGAACAGACCGAGGCAGAGCAACTGATCGGCGAAAAATATCTGCGGCGCTGGAGCATTCTCTCCGAGGTGGAAAGTGGCGACGCCGATTGATCGCAAGGCCGTCGGGCTGCTGTTGTCGGTCCTGGAAAGTCCAGGCGGCAAAATCTCCGGATCCTTGCTTTCGGACTACCATCCGAAACAGGAGGCGGCGCTACTTGCCGCCAATCTTCTCAAACCGTGCGGCCACCTTTCGGTGGCCGTTTCGCTGGCCGATCATGACGACGAGCCGGTCTTGCTGACCTGGTCCGCCGAGCACGAAGGCTATGGATATTTCAACCCGTCAGCCGGCTGGATTACCGTTACCAATGAGCGCCTCGCCGTTTTCGGCGTCAACTATTCGGTATTTCTGGCGCAGATGATGGTCCAGTTCGATCTGGCATCCCGCGGTGGGGCGACGGTGCTGATTCCGGACATCCTATGGGAAGTGGGCGATGCCCGCATCGGCCGCCGCAAGACACGTACATCGATCTGGTTCGCTCGTCGGCTGCATGACCCAGCCATCTGGCGTCAGATTGTCGACGCAGCCGCTCGGCGGCCTATCACTCAGATTCGGGTCCTTCTGACCAGCACACCTTCCGCCCGTCTGTCGGATCAGCCAATCCCCGGTCACCTTGTCATTCCCGTCGGGGACGTGATTGATTTCGGCGCGGGCCCAGCCATCCGGCCCGATATTCTCACCGCGCGTCTGGATGGAACGTCTCCCATCGAGGTGAAGGAACGGCTCTATCTGTCTCCGGACGGACGAAAACTGATCATCAATGGAAACGTCGCGATCAACTTCAAATCCGAAATCCACATCACGATCATTCGCATGCTCGTCGCCGGCTTCAAGAATGGCAAACGCTATGGGGCGACCGAGCTCCTTGATCATACGGACTCCAAGGCCAAGACGCTGGAGCAGGCATTCGGTAACAAGAAATGGAAAGAACTTGAGACCTACCTGACTTCCGTCAATGGGCTCTGGGGTTTCGACCTTTGACGAATTTCTCTCTGTTTTTCTCTCTCTGACCGGGTCGGTTTTCTCTCTGCCCGTCCGCCAATCTCCTCGGGTCTTCGAACGAAACCCAAGGAGAAACGGATGTCTACCAGGCACCTCTCCCAGATCGAGCTCGCTGCTCGCTGGAACATTTCACACCGTACATTGGAACGCTGGCGCTGGACGGGTGAAGGCCCCCAATTCGTCAAGCTCGGTGGCCGCGTCGTCTATCGCCTCGAAGATGTAGAGGCCTACGAGACGGAACAGATCCGCCAGAGCACGCCTGGCCGCAGTCACCAGGCTTCGGCGTAGGGGGCGGTGATGACGATTTCCAACCGCATCACCAAGATCGCCGCCTTGCGCGAGCACCACTACGGTCTCGACAAGCTCCCTGCCGTCGTCCGTGTCCCGGCGCTCGCTGGTCGCGACGAGACGCTGAAGCCGATCGAGACCAGCACCGTCGACGATCTCGCCTTCGCCCTGCTGGGCCTCATTGAACGGTCATCCGCCCTATATCGCGAGATCGAGGCGGTGCGCATCATCCATGACGAAGCACGCAAGGCCGGCGCCCTCGGCACCGACATTGCCATCGACGTGGTGATCGCCACGAAGGAGGGCAAATAATGGCCCTCCCCATCATCACCATCGACGAGCGGATGGCAGCGCCGCGCAGCATCAAGGGCTGCATCTTCGGCAAATCTGGCATCGGCAAGACCTCGCTGTTGTGGACGCTCGACCCGGCCACCACGCTGTTCATGGACCTGGAAGCTGGCGATCTCGCCATCGAGGGTTGGGCCGGCGACACGATCCGGCCCAAGACCTGGGACCAGTGCCGCGACTTCGCCGTCTTCATCGGCGGCCCCAACCCGGCGCTGCGTGACGACCAGGTCTACAGCCAGGCGCACTACGACGCCGTCGTCGAACAGCTCGGCGATCCGGGTCAGCTTGATTGCTACCAGACGGTATTCATCGACTCGATCACTGTTGCT